AATAGGAAGTCTTTCATCTAAAAGTAGAGCAACTAAAAAAGCATTTGACCAATCTCCTACTGATTCTAATAGAGTTGGTTTATTTTTCTCTCCTACAAAAGAGTTGAATATTGATATTGCTAAATCTTTAGGTGGGTTGAATTTGGATAACTATATTGGTGACCCATCCGATAGATACAAAGATAATTATAATCGTTTAGATACTTTAAGAAAGTATTACTTTGAAAGATTTGATGGTAGAGATATTTACGCATACATTAACTTAATCAAACTATATGAGAAATCTATGTTTGAGGATATTAAGAAGATGTTGCCGGCAAGAGTTAAAGCAACTACTGGTTTGTTAATTGAACCACATTTCTTAGAAAGAAGTAAACATAAACATAGAAAACCAACAGGTGAGGCTAATTTATTTGAAGCAGAAATAGATAATAGAAATGATTTAATCGTAACTTCAGAAAATATTCAAAAAGAAGTAACATTAGATACTCAATCCGAATATATATTAAGTGGTGAAAATAATCAAAAAGAATCTATAATTGATGCTAATTTAGGAGAAAACTTAACTGGTACTAATTATCAATATGATACTACGATAAATTCATCCGAAACATCGTTAACTTCCGAATATTATCAAAATGAAGGAACTATTGATGCTGGGTTAGGTGAACCAACTATACTTACTGAAATTGATATTATCAATTCAAATATAGTTGTAGGTCAATCTGATTTAGAATTGGTTGGATTTGGTTTATTTGCACAAAGCGGTTCGGCAGTTAGAACTTATTTTGATAAAGATAGAAATGTTATCAAAGAAAGAGTTAAAGTAAGTATCATAAAAGAAAAGAAAACTAGGCAATTTACTTATCTAACTGGAAGCGCTAGTGAACGATTATATACAGCAGTAGGTACTGAAACTTATTATGAATCTTATATAAATATTCAACCATTTACAGGTTCAAACGGAAGTATAAATTCATTACCAACTACAAATGAAAAAATAGTAGAAGTAACTCCTGTAAGTGGATATTTAAAAACTCACTTCAGAAATACTTCAGATTTAACAAGAGGATTAGAAAATTCTTTCTTTAGAGGTTCAAAAAACACTGCAGCAACTACATTAGATGGTTCATCGCCGGTTGAAACATTTATTACTAACCCTAATACTTTAAGAGTAAATAAAGCAGGTAGAGATGCAAGTGAACCAATTTTGGAAGTAGAATAACGGATTTTTATAAAAACTATATTTATTATTAAAATAGAAATAAATTAACAATGGGATATTTAAGTAATACCGAATTAACAGTAGATGCTATCTTAACAAAAAAAGGTAGAGAAAAACTTGCAGCAGGATTGGGATTGAACATCACTCAATTCGCTTTAGCAGATGATGAAATTGATTACTCTTTGTATGAACCGGCTCATCCGCTTGGTTCGGCATATTATGATGCAGCAATTAAGAGTATGCCAGTTATCGAAGCATCTCCTGATGAAACACAAGTAATGAAATATAAGTTAGTAACACTTCCTAAGAATACAACTCGTATTCCTGTGGTGGAATTTGGTGTTCCTAACATAGCAGTTAATCAAAGAAGTGGTGAGGTATCATTATCTCCAACTACATCGCCGGCAGGAAATAGAAGATTAGGATACACAATTATCCTTTCTAATAAAAATGCAGGTGATATTGTAGGTGAAGGTGTAACATCCGATGTGGGTACTGTTCCAGTATTTATCGGAGATGATGTTTCAGCAACAGCTGCAGTAGCAAAGGGATTAACATTTAAGTTTATTCCAAACCCATCTTTAACTTCGTCTATCAGAACAACTATAACTGTTTATGGTAACGAAACAGGTGGTTCACAAACGATTCCAGTAACCGTAACATATGTACAATAAATAAACTATGGCAGTAATAAGAGATAATAGAGGAGCCCTATTAGCAAGTAATATTTCACAATATTTGGCCGGTGCAGCAAACACCGCTGGCACTCCCGTTGATACTAACGAATTAGTAAACATCGTAAACCAATTTTTGGGGCAGGGTGAGCAAATCAGCACTGATATCACTACCGTAACTAATGGTATTTATAAAAAGTTCGGTTCAATTGATAAAGTAACAAATAGAACTGAAGTTGTAACTTCTGGTATTTGGAGTAGTGATGCAGGTTCATTAACAACATTCCATACTTCTTCCGCTCAGAGTTCATCTGCAAGTGGTAAATACTATTTAGATGTATATAATGAAAACGCAACATCTTCATCAGCTGAAGTGCAGTTTTCAATTGCATATGGACATATTAGTGGTGGAGGTGCACCTACTTTAGACCAAACGGATAGTTCAACACTTCCTACTAAAGCTATTTATTCACAATTCCGTAATTTATTATTGGATAGTGGTGATACATATTTTAGTGTATATAGTGGTACAACTGCAGGTGGTAAGAATTTAGATGATATACTAGCAATTAATGTAAATAGAGCTAGATATAAAGAACAATTAGATCCAGGTAATATTCAATTAAATTTGACAAATGGTGCTACTATCATTTCATTAATAGATGATTCAGGTCAAACTGAAGCAGTTGGTGCAAGTGGTAGAGTATTCAATATGGTAAGTGGAGCATTAAACATTGGAACTGCAAACGAAGGAACTATTAGTTCTGTAACTGCTTCTAATGGACAAGGATGGGGATTATTTTATCCTGATGCAGGTATTATGTTACTTAACCCAATGGCAGTAGCTGCTGGTTTAGGTGTAGCATTTGTATCAGCATCCGTAGCAAACACTTATAGTAATGCTAGTAACAATATGAAATTATACCAAGCAATTAGTGCTAGTGCTGATTTCCAAGCTCGTAGAACTGAGAATGTTTCAACATCTCACTATTTCGTAAGAGCAAACAATAGAGAATTTAACTTCTCTAATAACCCAACATTTATAACGGGTTCAGTTGGACAATTCGTTCAGGCAACATTCGAAAGAGACCCTAAGGTGTATATCACTTCAGTAGGTTTATATGATGATGCAAATGAATTATTAGCAGTAGCAAAAACTTCTAAACCAATTGAAAAATCATTTGATAAAGAAGTAGCAATAAAAGTAAAGTTGGATTTCTAATCGGAAATAACTAATAAACTACTGACCCACCTTTTTGGTGGGTTTTTAGTTTCTGAATATTTATATACGATATGTTAAAAAAAATACCTAAATCGGATGTTAGTATTAGACCATTCAAAGCCTACAAAGAGTGGAGTTTTGTAAGTGGTTCTGATATTACTTTAATGCAAGCTGAAAATACATTATTTTATGATACAGCTAATGATGTAACTCTTGGAAATGGGGTTACATATAATAAACACTCTTTATACGGACAATTAAATTCTTTATTCTATGCAAATGTAGATAATCCGTTTTATAGAGTTGGAACTAAATCTCATCAACCGGCGGCTGTAAGTGGGGAAAGAGTATTTAATGGTAAGGCTAAAATATTAGCTATTCCACAATCTATATTCGGTGAAGAAATTAAAAAAGGAAGTTTATCTTTAACCGATAGTGTTACATCTACTACATTTGTTGAAAATGGGTCTGGTTCTTTAATGAATGGAACTACAATAGTTGGAGATGTATTTTATGACCATGGATTGGTTGTATATACTCACACTGCTTCACTAAATAGTACATTAACAGGTGATTGGCAAATAGAGTTTAAATCAACCGAAACTATTTATGAAAATGAATATTTACTAATCGTAAACGAAGATGAATTTAATATTTCTCAAAACCCTTCAGCAGTTGTTAAAGTGGGTGGTGTTACTTCTACTTTTACAGATACCGATGGAATTGTTAGAACAATCAATGAAGAGCAACCGGTTAGATATATTAGAAAGAAAACAGCATTAGATAATGGTACTACTTTAGATTTCAGATATGGCTCAAGTGTTAATAGCGCTATTAGTGGTGGATTTGAACATATTGATTTAAGTGGTTCAGTAGATAGTACTGGTTCATTTTTAACACCATTTATTACAACAATCGGATTGTATGATGATAATTGCGATTTAGTGGCTGTTGCTAAACTTCCACAACCAATTAAGTCTGAACCTGATTTTCCTGTGAACTTTATTGTTCGTTTTGATACATAATCAATATTTATTAATAAACAAATAAAAATATGTCAAAGATTTTAGAATTATACAAATCATCTCAATCATCTTTAGGAGTTGATAAATTAGGATTTGATGCTGGAGTGGCTGCTAAAACACCATACACTACAAATGATTTGAAAAAAATAGATGACCAAGTACTTACTGCTGCAAAATTTAAAACAGGCAGAGGTGGTGAAGTAGCATCGGCTCCAAAGTATTCCGATACAATGAAAGCTAAATAAAAAAACATTTAATGGCTAAAAAAGTTACAAAGAAATCTAGCACTTGGGTTGCTAGAAAGTATGGGTTTAAATCAGGTCTTGAGGAGAATATCTCTGTACAAATTGAAAGTAAAGGAATAAAAGTAGAATATGAAACCGAAAAGGTGGCTTACACTATACCTGCTTCTCAACATACTTACAATCCTGATTTTAAGTTACCAAATGGTATCTTCGTAGAAACAAAAGGTAGATTTGTTGCTGCTGATAGGAAAAAACACTTGTTAGTTAAAGCGCAAAACCCTACACTTGATATTCGTTTCGTATTCTCCAATTCAAAGAATAAAATCACAAAAACATCAAAAACCACATATGGGGATTGGTGTGATAAGAACGGATACACATATTCCGACAAAATAATACCAGATTCTTGGTTCGAGGAGTAAAATAGTTCCCAAATTATTTGGAAATATCAAATATTGTTCATATATTTGTATTGTGTTGAATAGTACTGACAAATCCAAAGTTATTACAACGCTTTCTAATGCGTTGGGTAGTTACTCCAATCTAAAGGGTAATGAACTTGCATTCCACTGTCCATTTTGTAATCACCATAAACAAAAACTCCAAGTCAATACCGAAACTCAAAAGTGGCATTGTTGGACTTGTAATAGTGGTGGTAAGAAATTGACCTCATTATTAAAGAGGTTGGATGTGGATAGGAAAACAATCTCAATCATTAGAGAAATATACGGAGATTCTAATTATAATCCCCAAAATGAGGATGCGGATACAAAAGTATACATTTCCTTACCAAAAGAATTTAAATCGCTTAATGAAGTTCCTAAAGGGTTTAATCCCGAATACAAACATGCTATGTTCTATCTTACACAAAGAGGAATTGGTATGAAGGAAATTATTAAATATAATATTGGATATTGTACGGAAGGTTTGTATGCAAAACGAGTTATTATACCATCGTATTTATCGGATGGGCAATTAAACTACTTTGTTTCTCGTTCTTATTATCCAGAAGAGAAGATGAAATATAAAAATCCTCCAATCAGTAAAAATGTAATTTGTTTAGAATCGCAGATAAATTGGAACGAACCAATTATATTATGTGAGGGAGTATTTGATGCAATTACAATTAGAAGAAACGCAATTCCACTATTAGGTAAGTTTCCATCCAAAACATTGGTTGAAAAAATCTTTATGAGTGGAGTTAGTGATATTATTATCTCATTAGATAATGATGCAATAAATGAAGCATTAAAAGCAGCAGAATATTTTAGAAAACAGGGAATAAATGTAAAAATGATGCATATGAAAGATAAAGATGCATCTGAAATTGGATATGATAAATTTTATGAAGAACTAAAGAAAACTAAAGAGTTTTCATCCAATGAATTATTATTAAATAAGATTATGAGTTTATGAGTAGATTAAAAAAGATTTACCACATTGCCGATGTACACATCCGTAATGTAAAAAGACACAATGAGTATAGACAAGTGTTTGAAAAAATGTTTGAAGAAATCCGTAAAAGAGGTACGGAAGATTCAATTATTTATTTAGCAGGGGATATTGCCCATGCTAAATTAGAATTATCTCCTGAATTAGTTAGAGAGATTAGTTGGTTATTTACCGAATGTTCTAAATTATGTGAAACAATCCTTATTACAGGTAATCACGATTGTAATATGAACAATTCGGATAGATTGGATGTTCTTACTCCAATTGTAGAGGCGTTAAATCTGCCAAACTTTACATATCTAAGAGATACTCA